CGTGAAATTAACTCCCTTATTTCCTCTGGTCTTAAATTAGCTACTATCGTTTGTTCTGATAGTTCAAGTACTTGTTCAACTGGTTCAAATTGATTAATCGTAACACCTCCAAAACCAATGTCATCAATCATTCGTCTATTGATAACCCTTAGTAATGTTTGTTGTCTTTCGCTTACATACGTTTTCTTGAATATCTCGTAAGATGTTGCAATTTCGCCACGTCCTCCAAGTTGCCCCTCTGTTTTAACACCAAACAACATCGGAGAAGTAATCCTATGACCAATAAATATATTTTGCTGAACCGTTTTTGCTAGTTGCTCATATCGTGCTGGCAAATCATTTCCACTTAAAGCAAGCAATGTCGGTTCGTGTTCTTTGTTAGCTGCAAAGTTTATTACTAATTGCCCTGCATTTTCTGAACCCGTGTATTTATTCTTAAACCTTCTCTCAATATCTTTTTGCTTTTCAGGGTTTTGAGGTACGCCATTATTAAACGTAAGCAAATTACCACCACTAAAACCGTTCTTTATTTCATTTACCCAATAATTGTTGATTTCAACATCGGTTTCTATTGCAGCAAGTGAACCCATATAAACGGGTAACGGGTAATGGTCCATATTAGGGCGATATTCACAATAGTAAATAAAAGACCTTTTATCATCTCTAAATGGTGAATACTTTGGCACAATTTCCGTTGTCGGTCTAAAATTACGCTTCCCGTCTTTTGCCCAATTTTCAGAATAAATCAAACCACCTTCAGTACTTACTCTTATTCTCGAAAAATCAACGTGATAATATTTGTTCCCTTCGCTTGTTCTTAATACCTCAATACAAAAGCCATTATTCAACTCATAATCCGTTGCAACTTTCTTTATTAATTCAGTCCACGTTTCACTATCATTCGCACGGTTAAGCCATTGACGGGCTGCAATAGTCTTGCTCGTATCTTCACCCTCAAATGTTAATCCATCGCCTACAATGTAACCTACTTTGCCGTTTATAATTGCGTTATGTGTGGGACTTTCATTATACAAATCAACCAACTTTTCAGGAAATATATTATCCTCACCAAAATAGATTATTCCTTTTGATTTATTTTCCGTAATCTTTGGCGTTTGATACGCTTCTAATTGTATAAATATTTGTTGATTATTGTCTTGGGTCATACTCTTTGTAAGTAATTGCTATATCTTTTTTATTGGTTGTCACTGATGTTTTGTAAACTCTAAATAAACCCCTCCAAATTGGCTCACTTGTTGGAAGTTCTAACGTCTGACTTGCTACATTGTAAATCTCACAATACAAATCTGATGCATTAGGTAAACTTATTACACCGTTTAATAAATCCTCTGTGCTGTTTTCTGTAATACTAAAACTTACAACACGTGGTATTTTTGTAAATATAGGAGTGCAAAAGAATAGTTTTCGAGTTGCCAATCCATTACCACTCAAAGCAAACAAAAAGTAATCCAATGAATACTCATCTGATATATTTACGTCTAAAGTTTGAGTTGAATTAGAATTGATGACAAACATTTATTATAAGTACCATTTATTAAAAATTGATATAAAAAAACGCCAATCATTACTGATTGACGTTTTAATCTATGAACAACCCCTAAGTTTTATGCAAGCAATGCCGCAATTATTGTAGAGTCAACTTCTGGCATCGGTTCTGTTTCTTCTGCCTTAAAGTTAATAGTATAGCCGTTACGGTCTGCCATTGCAGTACCCCACGCAGCCGAACTCGCATCTAATCGAACACCCGCATCTTTACCCATTAACCAGTATTTACCATTTTTGTCTTTAACAATTACAGTCAATAATGCTTGAGCAAGTAGCTTAATCTGGTTTCTTTTGTCTTGCGACGTTTTATTTAAGATATAAGCTGCTGTTTGTTCAAAATAATTAGTACCGTTCTCACGGTTGACCATTATGCCTTCATTTAACGTACTTGTTGCCTTTTCGGCTTCATACGTGTAAGCAAATGCAGAACCACCAATCGCAGTAACCATACCAGATGCATTCTGTGTAACCGCACCCAAATCACCAAAGTTACCGACTATAAACTCGACAACCCCACCGCTAGAGTCATTACACCCAATTTGAAATCCCGTTGTTAAACTGCAAGCCATAATCTATGCTAATTCAAATTGTACAACTTGAGATGGATACGCCACCTGAACTCCTCTTTTGAACTTGATTGAGTATTTCACATTGTCATCATCTTGTGAATACCAGATTTTGAACTCTTCTTCTTCGTTCATCATATCAACACCTAAAACAAAGTTAGATTGATATGAACCAAATAGACGATTTGTTCCTACAAGTCCATTAACACCTACCAATCTTACGTTACGTCCAGGTATTTGCATTTCGTAATTTGCAAATGAAGTCGCATCAATATGGAAGTTGTTTTTTGCGATTAACGTAGTAACCAAACCATCAAAGAAATCAGTACCGCAGAATATTACTTGGTCGTTTGCAGATTTTAAAGCTGCCGTTCTTGCATCGCACATTGCATATACAATAGTGTCAGAGTTCCCACTAGCACCCGTTGTAATACCCGTTCCGCTTGTAATACCTCCAGTGTTACCATTAATCGGTGACGCTGCATCAATCAATTTGATTAATCCATCGTACTTGTTCAAGTAAGCATTGCCGCTTGCAGTGTCACCTTGCCAATCAAGAACCTCAACGTGTTCTTTAACTAATTTAATTAATTGGTCTGATACTGCTTGTGCCATTTGCTCATTCACTTCTGAGTCTGCGTTTGAACCTGCTCTAAGTAAGATTTGAGTCCAATATGCACGAAGTGTTTTCATACACAAAGTGTCTTGATACTTAACCGCTCCAACCGTAATATTACGTTGTGTTAAAGTAGTTGTGCCACTTGCGTTAAATGCACACGCTGAGTCCGCTTGTGGAACTGCTGCTATTGCTAGTAATTGAATTGCCTCACTAGATTTTATTCCAGCTTGCAATGTAAAATAATCTGCCGACTTCGCTTCGAAGTAAGCCCTTCCGATTAACTCGGTACTTGTTTGATTAACGTATGCGGTTAATCCTGATACATCAAATGCCATTGTTTTATTCTATTAATTGTTTGACTTTTTTAATGCTGCTGCCATACGGATTGCTTTTGCTGTACGGTCATCAACGATTTCACTCTTTGGCTCTTTTGTCGGTTTTGGTTGCTCCATTTTTTCAAAAGCATCCATAACTTGTTCAGCCATTACACTCACTTGTTCTGCTAATTTAGTACCCATAGCCTCAACGCTTTCAACGGTTGCAAAACCTAAAGCAGCTAATTTGTCATCAATCATTGCAGATATTTCAGCCTTAAACGCATCAGCATCAAAAGCCTTATTCATATCTTCTTCGATTGCAGTAATAGCAGCAACTAAGCCACCACGCACTTCAATAGTCCTTCCATCTTCTAAAACAAAAGAACCATCTTCGAGAGATAACTCACCTTCGTCTGTTACTTTCATAACTGCAACACCTTCAACCAAATCGCCATCCCATTTGATTATAGTGCCATCAGCTAAAACCGCTTCACCAAAACCTTGTTCAGTTCCGCCATCATCCTTCAACGCATCGTTGAAAGCCTGAAATGCTTTTTTTAAATTCATATGTATTTACTTATAATTTTTGACATTGTTTGATAAGGCACTACATCGAACATTCCTTCAATGCTGAACCCTTTATACTCTCCATCGCTTTTAATCTTATTCCATACTTCGTCATTTTCGATTTTAGCAGCAATAAACCAAGTGCCATCAGCTACATTCTCAAATCCTTTTGGAGCAGAAATACCCATCTTTTTATCAGTAATAAAAGATTGAAACGCAAAGCCACCTTTTACCATTTTAGCACTATCGTGACTTTCATTGAACTTGGATTGCTTATTTTCTTTGAAAAACTTTTCAGCTATTTTGCGTATTGTTTCTTTTTTGAATAAAGCGTAATATTCGCCTCGTTCATTATCCATTCTGTAAATAGGAAGGTCAGGTATCATTGCAGCACCCATCACTACACGCTGCTCTTCATCAGCTATATTAAACTTCATAGCCTTGTTAAATGCTTGGTATTCTAAGCCTATTGCAGGTTGATTAACAAGTGCAACGGCTTCTACACCCGTTCCATCTCCGTCAATCCTTAATTCGTAAATAGGTAATTCCATTTATTAGAAGTACCTACTTTTTTAGTTTGTCAAATTCTACTCCGTTACAATAGCTTTACTATAAATGGAAGTCATCTTTTTTGTAGTGTTTCTGATGTCTGTTTCGGTGACATAGACTTTAATTTTTTGACCTTCGCCACCCGTTTCAATTATTGGTACGTTTGGAGTTGTTGATTGTTGCCTTTGTAATGTTGAATTGCTTGGAGTGTTGTCGCCACCACCATCAGCACCACTTGACGAAGTTGAATTGAATTGTGTTCTTTGAATTGTTGCAACTCTAGCAAGACCACTAGCAACCGCTAAACCTGCCGCAATTTGAGCCCTTACTATGCTTGTAGGGTCGCCTGGTATTAATTGACTTGTATATGCTTTTGAAGCTGATAAATAAGTTTGAACAATAGCTTCAGCAGTTGATACCATTTTGTTAAATTCAAAGGCTTTCTTCTGACCTTCTTCTGTGTCGTCAAAGAAAGTCTGAGATAATGCCTTTAAGTCGTTATACAGTCCCTGTGCCAATGCTATCCTTTCTTGACGTAAACTTTCCTTTTTCTCGGCTGCTTTTATATCGTCATTTTCCTCTTTTTCCTTTAATTTAGCGTTTGCTTCTGCAATTTTTGCGTTTTCATCTTTCTTAATAGCAATTATCTTATCTGCTATTTCTTGCTCCTTTTGAGTTTTGTCTTGACCGTAGTCATCTAGTGCTATTAATTCTGCTTGCCTATGCTCATCTTCTAGTTGAGATAATTGGCTAGCGTATTCACTTTCAGAAATTAAACCATCAATAAAATTTTGGCTTATTATTAGCTTTCTGTCTGCATAGTAATCTTGTAGGTCTGATATTGCTTTTGAAAACTCTTTTTCTCTAGCTTCTGCAGCTTGCTTTTCTGCTTGTGCTTGTGCATCTGCTGCGGCTTTTTCTCTAGCTTTTGCACCGTCCTCCACCGCTTCATTTGCAGATTTTTGAGCATTCCCAAAACCCCTTAATTGTGATGTAAGTTCTTTTAGTTTGCTATCCCTTTCAGCTTCCAATTCAATTACCCTTGCATTCGCTTCTGCTGACGCTCGCAAATCTTCATTCATTGACTCACCTAATCCTACATTTGCTTTGATTATTGATGCTCGTTCTTTTGCTATTGCTATTTGTTCATTTGCTTGTTGCCTCTCTAACTCTATTGCTCTACTTATGTAGTTAGCTGCTTTGTCCGCATTTTCAAAATTCTCTTGAGCTAACAATTTCATTTTTTCAATTTCTGCACGTCTTTTAGCTTGCACTTCGATTAGTTGTATTTCTCGTTGCTCTAATTTCTGTAATCTATTTTCTAATGAAACAGCCTCTTTTGCCTCACGTGAAATCTCATCTGCAATTCCTGATACCGCCTTTTTGAATATTGCCCCAGCTTCTGAAAAATCTCCTTTAAACAAAGCAATTAACCCTTCACCTAATGAGCTAAATCTATCTACAATTACCGCAACGCCTGCCTTTAATCCTGCTAATGCCTTGCTTACTTTGTCTGCACCTCTTTGTGTATTGGTAAAATAAGATACTAATGAACCAAGTGCAATTATCAATAAACCAATTCCAGTTGATGCAAGTGCTACTTTAAAAATTCTTAATGCCTTTGAACTACCTCCAATGCTCGAAGTAGAAGACCTGAAAACATTAGTCAGTTTTCCCATTTGGTCAGTAGCTCCTTGCAATTTACCAAACAAGTCACCAACCGCACCACCAAATATTTGAGTAACGCCGCTTAATCCTTGCATACCTTGTTTTAAGGTTGCACTTTGACCGTTTAAATCTTTAACCTTTGCATTTACTTCTTTGACTTCATTAGTTGCTTTCTTTGCCGTGTCGGTTAATATTTCAAAAGCCTCTGAACCTTGCTCTACTTCTTCAAGTTCCTTATTAATGTCATTCAAAACTTCTTCAAGTTCTTGAACGGTATTCGCCCCTTCAAACTTGACTTTAATATTTAAGGCTATATCTTTTTGAGTTGCCATTTTAGAATTGTATTATTTGATAAATTAATTTAATTGTAACACTCGAACCCGTACCCTCCATATCTGCACTCTGGTATAATTCTATACTTTCGCCAAAATCAGCAACCTCCGTTTGAAGTTCCATTATTTCAGCGTTTGAACTTGTATCAAAAAAAGTAGTTGATGTTTGTATCAATACACTTTCAGTCGTCATTGTCCTAATTAATAACCTTGATGTATTTGTGAAATTAGTGCCTGACATTCTAATATAACCCCTTGTTATCCTAATATATTCATCAGAATTAGGTGATTGAATAATCTGAAAAGGTGACGTGTTTAGTGTTTTCATTTGGGCGGCTGTCAAAGTGATTTCAACCAACTTTTCTAAATACACACCGTTCACATACATTTCATCAGGTCTTACTATTTCCACGTTTGGAGAATTGATTGCAGCCGTTCTTGGAGCTAATAACCTCGCCCCATCTGAACCGCTTGTAAATGTTTGCTTAATCCCTGAACCACTTAATATGTTATCACTATTTTGTATTGATTGCCTACCAGAAACAACGCTATCACCGTAATTCAAAACGTTGTTAGATGGAGTTGAACCGTTACTTTTGCTTGATAACATTCCTTGCTTTGGTGTTCCATCGCCACCCGTGAAAACGCCACCACCTCCATAAATTTCTTTTTGCTCACCCGTGAATGAGTCTTTTGCTGCTAACTTGATAAATCTACATTTAACCGTTTCGCCGTCCAACGGGTTAAAATCTGTAACATCAAGTAAACGCCAATACACACCATCAATAAAGTATTGTTTTCTGAATGAAAGTAAATCGTATCTATGCGAGTCTAAAACCAAATGAACTTCAAGTATCTTGCTATCCTTGTCGGTTATTTCTTCGATGTATTGTTTCCAGTAAATATTGAAACAATTACTATCTGTATAAAGCAAATCTAATAGCCCACCC